CAACTCCAGTATCTTGCTTTGGTTTTGTCGCTGGCACGTGGAGTGCCGCAACCGTGACGTGCTCTAAAATTTTTACGTCTTTCTGGATCGTCACGCTTAATTTCCATATTTTTGTCACCGAAGTTTACTTTTACTACATTGCCTTTTTTGTTCTTGACATAGACTTTGTATTTTTTAACATCGCCGCGCATGGGCTTGTTTAGTTCAACATCGCGACCTTGGTATTCTGCTTCGTCTAAGTCTTCTTCAAAACTACAACCACAATGCTCAAGTATCGCTATAGCAACTTCATCTGCTTCTACAAGTGCCATGTTGTTGTTGTGATAGATTACATCGAACTCTAGCGCAAGTTCTTCGTTTACAACAACGTCAAATGTATCGCCAGTTACTAAAAACTGGCTACCTCTTTCACTTTCAGTTAAGAACTTGCTAAAATTCATTTTGCTTTGAATTCCTTGTATAAACTTTCTAGATGACTAACAGTAGTGTCTTCACTTTCTTCAATGTTAACAACTTTTTCGGCGCTCATTGCCATTGGATTGTCGCCTGGATTGTTAGGGTTGATCTGACGCTTCTGTCCGTTAAGCCCGCCACTGATTGCATTTAACAAATAGTGCATGTCATATGTCTGTGTGTTCTTGGCACTGTTTGCTTCTTCGTCCTCATTCATACATGATCCTTCATGTACTCTTCCGCAACTTTCGCATGGTTGTGCATTTGATTCAACTCGTGCAAGTTGTAGCAATTGTGCCAAAGCTAGTGCATCTTCGCCTGTTGCACTTACACTTACACTCGGTTCACCTTCTGTGCTACTGGAAACATTTACACTCATTGATTCGGTGATGATGTTTTCAACTTTGCTATTCATACTTTCGTATACACTGGCGTTCTTGAAAATTCCTTCGCCGGTTGCAGTTGTAGCAACACTGCCAGCAACTGTAGTTTCTTCAACTTCTTCTGCTTCTGCTTCTTGTTCAGCATCGTTACGCTTGTCGCCTTCCATGTATCCGTGTAGATCTTTCATCTTACCGTATACATCGCTCATCTTGTTCTGGAACCACTCAGGAAAATCACCGCCGTTCTCAATATGGTCTTTGATCTCGTCTACAGCATACTTAATAAATTCTGCTTGATCGCCCGCCATACCGCCTTCGTCTGGGCTAGCTGGCATTGAGTCTTCATCTTCACTCATTGCTTTTTCGTCACTGGTATCGCCTGTTACTTTGTAACTTTTACCGTCTACTTCAAATGAATCTTTACCTGCTTTGATAGCCGCTAGTCTTTTTTCCGTGAACTCGTTGCCTTCTTCAACTTCTTCTTCGTTAACTTCTTCTTCGCTTAGAGCACCTTCTTTCTTAAGTTGCTTCAATACATCGTTAACCATGTTACTTACATCGCTAGTTCCTAAGTCACCTCCTTTGTGGAACTGCGCTATCTCTTCAATAGCATCGTTAAGGTCAATAATATCTACTTCACGCACCAACGAACCAAACTTAGGGTGAGCCATCATGCGTCTTGTAATAGCACTAGCAATATCTTCTGCACTAGCACCGTCTTCTTCTCCGCTGTGATCGATTGGTGTGATTTCAGCTTCTTCAACGCTTTCGCCAACTTTCTTAAGTGCATCGTTGATAGAGTCTAAATGCTGTTGTGCCATCATCATTTGTGTTTCATCGTAAAATTTTTGTTGTGGACTGTCACCGCTGGATTTCATATTCTTCATACTTGCTTCAGCGTCTGCCTTCATTTTCATCAATTCTTCGCGACTCTTGCCGTCGTATTGACCTTCTTCAAGTTCTTCTTCGTCTTCGTGCGGACTTGCGTGATCTTTACAAGCACTACAAATACCTAATTTGGTATCTTTATCATAGCCTTGTATAGGAGCATCACAGCATGAGCTGTTAGGACCGTCGTATCTGCCTTCTTCAATGCTTTCTTCAAACTGCATATCATAGTCAACAACAGTGTAGCCGTAATTGTCTTCGAGTTTATCTCCAACCAGTTCCCACATCTTATCGTTGTCTGTGCCAATAGGAGCAGAGATGTTTAACTTAACACTGCTAGGCAAATCTACGCCAGGTTCGGCCTTCCACTTGATGTTGGTGACTTTAACGCCACTTTCCTTGTTTTCGCTTACCTTGTCTAGGCTTTCTAGTATCTTGTAAATGCTATCCATTGTGCTGGTCCTTTAAATTTTGTATGGGTCTGGAATTTTGTTTGTCCCGCCTATCGGGCTCTTGGTTTGTTCTGGGTAATCACTGGTTGTTTTGGCTTTAGGGGTGTTGCCGCCAGCAATTGTAAAGTCGCTCTTGTATTCATTCTTGACCACAACTTCTTTGTCCATTGGATCTGCACTGTAATCGTTGCTTAGAGCTTTTTGTTCTGCATCTGGTGCTGGGAAATCTGTGTCTGCTAGCACACTTTCAGGTTGTTCTTCATACTTCTTACGCTCTGCATCCAACTTGTCAGCATATTCACGCTGTTGAATGATCATCTTGTTTGGATCCATGTTCAACAGTTTAGCAATCTGCTTGATCTGAGGATCAGTTGCTGGATAGTTAAATGTTACGTCGAAGTGTGTGCAACGATCGTTTTCCATGTCTGGAAAGTCTGGAAGTGTCTTCATAACAGGAGTAGTTTTAGGATCTGTCATCTTAACTACGTCAAACTGTTGAAGCATTTTTTCAAGTTCGTTGATTGTATCTTTGTCAACGTCACCTGCAATTTTGATACGATAATCAAAGGTTTGTTTGGTTTCCACCAAGTATTCTGCAAAACTTTTCATTTTATTCCCCTATATGCTATTTAGCATCTTTGTCTAGTAAACGCTGAAGCAGTTCGTTTCTATCAAGCACATGTCCTGTGCCGGTTTGCTCCGCTTCATCGCCATTGTTCTTTGCTTCTTGCTGATCTAGTCTGGCTTTCTTGAGTTGTAGTTCAATCATTTTGAGTTTTTTGTTGATCTTGGCATTCTTGGCAGTAATAGCATGCCCTAACATACTGCTTGCCGTGTTAAACACATCGCTAGCCCAGCGGCTGTCAATGTTCATGCCAAGATCCATGAGGTCGTCAAAACTTTTTACTGCCTTGTCAGCAAGCTCGTCCATTTCTCGATCACTGGCTTCTAGGCCTTTTACAGCAGGAAGTGCGGCACTAATCTTATCTAGTTCGGCTAGATTGTCGGCAAGCACAGGTATGTTTTCCTGCTCGCCTACATCGGTTGTTTCATCTTCTTCAGGAATATCTTGTGGAAGATCAAACAGTTCTTCAAGTTTCTTTGTCATGCTCGTATTTAACTAAATATACACATTGAATGGTATTAATTAATGAGAGACATATTAGACAAACTAGACCAAGTTGCTGAATCAGCCATTACTACCAGCGCCAGAAAAGAAGGCGGAAAATATCTGCAAGTGCTACAGCGTAAAATTGCAAACGGCGAACCAGTAGAACTTATTCCTAAATTGCACAACTCCATCGGCAAAGAAGTTGTATTCACCAAAGACAATATTGAAAAAATTAACCTAGCGTGGTTTGGGCAGCCTGATTATCCAGATCTAGCTAATATGAACCTTGACGCAAATGGCTTGATTATTCCTGCAACACAGAATGCAAACAGTGTAGAGCTTACCACTGTAGACGGCGATGTTGTAAGACTTACAGGCATTCAAAAAACAGAAGAATACAAAGGCGGTAAAGAATTCAACAATGGAGATATTGCCGAAGGATTGATTGGTGCCGCTGTGGCCGCACGATTTATTGCACGTGACAAAGATATCCAGACCAGCAACGTGCTTGCAGTATTAAAAGATCTTGGTCCTGGCAGTATTGCTGGCCGATCAGGTAACAACCTACAGGGGACTACTCGTGGACGCAGTGCAAACGATAGTGTAGAGTTTAAACTAGCACTTAATCAAGCCAACTATAAAGTGCTACAAGCAGTTGCAAATAATCCCGGCAGTATGCACTCAGACATCGCTAATATGATTAATAGTGCTGTGATTTTTGCAAACACAAATGCAGGGGTACTTACTGCTGTGGATACCATTATAAAAGACACAGACGCAAACGAAGTTGTGGTCAGTAGTGATGGTGTTAGTGAACAATCAGGAACTAAAGCAGACTTATTTTTGAAAATTGATGACGGCAAAGTTGTAAACTTGTTGAGTTTAAAAGCAGGTGATGTAAAACAGTTTGGACAAGTAAGCGGATACAACTTCCGTGCTATTCAACAATTCTTTGAACAAACTTTTGGCGCAACTATACCTGACAGTTTGCAAAAAGCAGAAGAAGGTGATGCCCGTGCTGGATTCCAAGATATTCAAGCCGCATATCAAGAAGCATCAGATGATATTTCACAGGAACTAGCAGGTCAGAGACCAGCAAGAGAAGCAGACTTTGTAGAAAGACTTTACAAAGGAATTGCATATCACGCTACCCGTAACCAAAGCGATATTACAATGGTTATTCTCAACACAGGTGTTGTTCCAGGATACAAAGAACTTGGATTTGGTCCTGAACTGGACAAGGCTATGAGACAAGTGGATCTTGACGTTACACTAACAACCAAAGACAACAGCAGTGTGCTACAGATTTTTGGTACAAAAGCTGATGGCACACGAAGTCAACTGCTACAGATGCGCAGTAACTATCAGATTGAAAGTGGCAAGCCTTATGTTCGCAACAGAGTTGAAATGGGTCCACTACTCAAAGAGATTGCGTTGATCGAAAAAGAAGAGCGTAAACCAAAAGCCGCTAAACAAGCGGCTCCGGGGTTAGATAAAAGTGCGTTAGGCAGGAAACGTCGTAACTAATCGTAGACAACATCACATGATGTCGTCATTTTCTCCGTCGATAATATCCATAGCATCTTGTGCTTTTGCTCTGGCATGATTAGTTTTGATGCCTGCACCAGCATCTTCGTATTCAAAATCTTCAGGTTCAAGATCTTGGAATTGCTTAAAAGCATTCATTGCAACTCGGTCGCCACTTGCTTTCACAGCATCAAACATGTCGTTTACTTCATCTACTACTGCGTCATAAGTGTGCATGTTTTTTAGAATTTCTTGTGCAAGTTTATAAATTTCTCCTCGCACATTCGAATCTTCTTTTACTATGCGATCAAGGCTTTCCATGATCTTTCTAATTTCGTTACTTGACATAAGTCCTTCCTTTAATATAAGTTATAATCTATTTAGCGTTAACGTCTTTTACCGCCATTTCTAAATATATCATCTTCAGTGATTACTCTAAACGTAATACCTTGACGTCTACACCATTTCTGTGCGGCATCCCATTTAGCATAGTTTACAGCAACAACAGCTCGTTCATTGGCACTGGCTTTGCTTTCAATTACACTTTGCTTTTTGGGTTTGATTTCAATTAATTCTGTAACCACTTGGTTACGTTTATTACGATACTGTATTAAAAAGTCCGGCACATATATGGTTTGCTTGCCAGTAAGTGGATGTCTGTAAGGTATACTTAGGCTTTCACTTGCCCACATAACAATGTGATCATTGCTGTCGCAAAAACGCATAAATGCTTGTTCCCAACCACTGCGATATCTTGGAGATTTTTTACCAGCATATTTTTCAGGATTTTGAACGTGATAAGTGCCTTGTGCAAACTTGCTCATACCACCACGTTTCTAGCAGCGTAAAATGCAGGAGTTGATACCGAGCTTATACCTAATAATGTGGTGTTGCTTCTGAGATTATTAAGATAGTATGCAAAAGTGGCTGTAAGTTCGATAGCACTTTGTCCACGAATGTTGTCTAATATTTCCATCACTGGAGTACCAGTATTTTCGCTTATACGGAACAAGTTAAGTGCAAAGTTTTTGGCAGCTAGCTCGTCTGAGAACACACTCTTAAAATAACTTACAACAACATCATACAAGTTTGCGTCTACAGTTAGTTCAAACTCGTAGAATCTATCAAAAATGTAAACTGTTTTGTCTTGATTAGGGTTACTGTAATTTACTGTGCTCATGTCCAAATACCTGGGTCTGACTTAGGTTGTCCTGTGGGCGGTCCTTGCGGTGCTTCATCAATTGGCTTAGGTGTGTTTGATTTTTTATTAAAGTTATAAGTGTTTTGTCCACGGTTGGTTGTAGCACCTGCTGTTGACTGCGGACTTGTACTTTTAGGAAAAAATACACTGTCCCCTTTGTTAATTATGGCTTCAGTGGCACTCGGACCTTGATTTCTTATAACGTCCTTAAACACTTGATTTGCTTCGTCAGTGATAATAGCTCGAAGATTTGGATCTCGAAGTAGTTCGTTTACATTACCGCCTGCTTGCACTGCGCCAAGAATATTTTTCAAACTTGGATCAGCAATTGCACCTGCAATAGTTTGACTTGCATCGACCAATCCACCAGGACCGAGAATACTTGCAGTACTACCAGGTCTTGCCAGTGGGCTCTTGACTGTATCGTAGTGTGCTGGATCAGCAAATCCTTTAACAATGCTATCTGGTGTTTGTCCACTCAAGTTGCCACTGTAATATTTCACAGTTTCGTATTGAATAGTCATGGTGTGTTCCATGGTACCATTTGCTTCACTGTAATCATGTGTGTCATGTTTCCAGTCAGAAATCATAGGATTGATCAAAGTATATTGACTAAACTTTTGTTGATTAAAACTATAAATTGTAATGTCGTTAAAGAATCTTGGTTTACCACCACTGGGCACTCCACCTGTAGCATCACCATAACTTTCACCTACATATCCCCAATCATTTTGATCTCTGTACGCAGTGTAAGTATCTCTTGAATTGTAATCTGTACGACTTTGTGTAAGTCCTCCTAAATCACCCGGAGTTCCGCTCACAGCAGGAACATTTTGATACTTGTGACTAGGATCTTTGTAGTAGTAACTGAAGTAGTTGTACCATAGATTGGTTATAAGATTGCTACCATCATCGTGAAAACGTATTGTTGCAGGTTGATAATTTACTTTTGTTTGAACCAGTCTTTTTCTATTGTACTGATTCATTGTGTCAATTTCAAATTGATAGCTGGGCAGATCTGCGGCTTTAACAACTAAACCTAGTTCACTGTTGTTACTACTAGGAAATAGTTGATTCAGTGCAGGAATGCCCGCTGTGTTAAGACTAAACCTAACATAGAAAAGAAACTTATACTTAGGCGCCAGCTCATAACCGTTTGCACGGAAAGTCTTGCTGGCGTGAGTATAGTCCTTTAGATAATCGCTTCCAAAGAACCCTTTGAGGAAATCGTTTCCAAAGGACATAGGAGATTAACCTGTTACTACGTCGCCTACAGTTCTACCTACAGTAGCGCCAATTCCATCACCAATTGGTGTCTGAATAGCGTTGTCGAATCTCAAGCTCATCTGCATAGTAACAGGTTCGCTTGCTGAATAATCCAAGTTACCGTAGTCAACACTCGAAATGTAGCAACCGTATAGTTCCCAAGTTTCTAGTACAGTAGGTGTACTTGCACCGTTACCGCCATCTAGTACTTCACAACGAGTAATAAACTTGTAATCAATACCTGATGCAGCACTTGCCATTTCAACAAAGTCCATCTGCTTCTGTAGTTGTTCACCAACAAGTTTAGCAACCTGTCCGCCAGCATCGTCACGGAAGTTTACTGTAACTGCTTGCCACTCGTGCTTACCAGCAAGATAAATTCTGCTGTTGTAAATTGGGATTTCCATTTCTTGGAACTGCAAGTTTGGACGAGTGAAGTCCATAACCTGTTTTGTTAATTCTGTTCTTGGGGTGCTTACACCCAAGTTTTCAAAGATCACTCGGAAGCGATACTTTAATTTTGGCATCAACAGACCTTGGGTTGGATTACTTTGATCACTTGCCAAGGGCACTGTCATTCTAGTTAATGATGATACTGCCATCTCTCTCTCCTATGTTAGTATTATTTATCATACTTGGAACCATAAAAAAACAGGGCCGAAACCCTGTTTTCTTAATTTATAGTGCTTTATACAGCACTTGAGCTTGCAACTTCACCTGATGCAATTTCGCCTGTGTTCTTAATACGAACCGGAATATAGATAAATTCTACACTCTTAACAGGTTCGATTGCAATATCAACATACAGTTCGTTTCTATCGATACGAGATGGTGTGTTGTTACTTTCATCGCAAACAACTAGGTAGTCGTAGATACCACGCTTGGCAACTAGATCGTTCATCAAGCCTTCGATTGCACCTTTGATCTCGTCGCGTGTGATCTGATCGTTTGGTTCAAAAATAAAGCCTTTGCCGATAGATTCAAGTCTTCCGCGAATAAACGCAATCAATCTAGCAACATTTATTCTATCAAGCGCACTTGGAGTTGCTGCTTCTGTTTTGTTACCGTAGTTAACAATACCCGTTCCAGGAATAAACGTGATCGGGTTGATACTGTTTTCATACAGTGTATCTCTTAGACCTGAACGCACTGATGTGCTTTCAAACTCACCAGTTGCAGCATTTACATAACCAATTGCAGTAGCATTATCTACTGTACCACGTCTTGTACCTGCTGGTGCTAACCAAGGAAAGCTCACGTCGTCACTGCGCACAATAGTGCGAAGAATCATATGGCTCGGTGGCTGTACAACTGTATTGCCGCTCAGATCGGTTGTCTGACAGCTTGGGTAGAATGTTCCAAGATAAGGATCACTTGTAGTTAATCCGTCTTCGTTATCTGTTCCTGCACCGTTAGCATTAGTAGCCCAGTCAATGATGTCATTACCATTATCAGCTAATCTCATCGGAGTATCTCCAATTACAAATGCTGTGTTGTTACGCTCGTTGTTTAGTGCAACCATGTTAGTGATAAGCTCAGGGTATCCAGGAGCAGAAATTAAGTTAAACACACGCTGTTCTTCACGAATGTCTGTGTTTGCGTCAATACCCGCTTTCATTGCGCTAACAACAAGAGCACGTTGTGCTTTACGACCCATATATGGCGAGCCATCGTTCTTGTTGCTATTTGCTGTTACCCATGCATCTTTCACAGTTGGCAAACTGTCATCTGGGAAGTCAGTTGCATTGAAGTAATCGACTTGGAAGCTCTTAACATTAAATCCACTGCGACGTAGATTAAAACCTAACATGCCAGCTGGATAAAGTGTTGCATCTGGTGCATCAATATCTAGATAGCTACTAGTCAACAAACTTGTAATAGTAGGAATATCGTCAGTGATTGGATCTGTTGTCCCATTTGTTGCCCAACGGAAGTCTGCAAACAAAACACCGTCAGTTGTAGTTTGGTCTGTGTTATCAATTAGTACCCATTGATCAACACTGCTCACACTTTCCCAACGATAAATCTTTGGCCAGTTTTCTAAGTCACTGCTATCAATCCAAAGATCTCCGTATACAAGAGGACTTGAACTAGCATCGTTTTGAGTAGTTGGTGCTGTTGCGGCAATAATTGGACCAGTTGCATTAGTTTGACTTAGATCATAACCACGAGCATCATTTGTAACTGTTTGATAACCTTTCCAGTTAGATCCGTCATGAATCATGATATCAATTTCGTCAGTGGCACTGTAATACCAGTAAGTGCCTTCTGCTGGATCTAGACTAGGAGCACTAGAACTAGCTGTATAACTATCGTCGCCGCCGAGTGCAATCCAGTTACTCAAAATTAAATCGCTGTCGTTACCTGCTCTTACACCAGTAACTGTTGTGTTAATACCAGCATCTGCTACAGGAGTACCACTAGTATCTTTAAGAACAATAACACCACCTAATGTGTGCTGAATATTAATAGCACCTGTACTTGTAACGCTTGCTGTTGTATTTGCTACGTTAGCAGCTAGGAATGCTTCAACAAAATCAGCCGCTGTAGTACCGCCTAGTGTAGCAGTTACCGCAGTTGTCAGTGTTGTGCTGTTAGCTGCACTAGCCTGAATTGTAAATGTTTCTGTGCTAGTAAAAGTCGGTGCAGTGTCGTCACCAGTAATGCTAGTTGCACCTGTTGCCGAACGTTCAAACAATTTTAGTGTAAACGTATCGTTTTCATTTACATCGTATTGGGCATAGGTTGCTTCAGCAGTAATATTAGCTCCACCGCCCGCTGGATCAAGGTTTTTGTTTGCACTTTGATCGTTTTCATAAATTGGACAACTTTGTGCAACAAACGAAGCTGTTGTAGTATCCCACTGTTTAACACTTAGGCTTGCACCTAGGTTAACACTTGTAGTTTTACCCCAAATACTTCCTGTTGGATGTGGCTGGCTGTCTGTACTTCTCCACTGTGGATTAGTATAATGTGGGCTTTGCTGTACTAATGGTGCATAGTAAATTCTTGGTGTGATACCAACGTCAGTAAGGATTGTACCTGTACCGTTAGTGATATCAACAATACCATTACCGCTTGCTGTTGAACCATCGTTTGTAGCATCGCTGTCAACAAAAATTTGCAACTTACCATCAACTGCTTTAGCAAGAACACCTGCAATACCTGCGTCGTTAATGTCAATTGCAAGACTCGCAACAGTTGTACTGCTTGCAGTAATAAGAACATCGTTTAGATAAATTGTGTGACCTGCTGTAATAGTTGGACTTGTTTCAGTACCAGTAGCTGTTGGCCATGAATTTTTCCAATCATCGCTACCAACCAATACCCAAGTATTCGCTGCTACTTGCTCAGTGTCTCCTGCTGTTGCAGTAGTTGTTAAACCCGGTGACTTGTAGTACACAGGATTGTTAGCATTAGTTGCTACAACTGCATAGTCGCCAATGTTTCCGATACTATCTAGAGGAACACCGCCTGATAAGTCAGCTGTACTTGTAATAACCGTTGGTACTTTGTTAGTAAATGTGTTAGTAGTTGAACTCCATTCAAAAATACCCCACTGTGTGCTATCTGTGTCTAACCACCAAGTACCGTCAGTTGGATTGCCTGTTGGTCTTACAAGACTTGCAGTAAGCTCACTTAGATCAATGTCTACACGCTGAACGTAAGCTCTGTTGCTAACGCCAAGTACGCTATAAGCTGCAAGCAAACCATATTCGTTTAGCTCGTAACCGTTAATAGCAGTACCTGCTGTAGTGCTGTAGAAAAATGGATTACCAAATGTAGCAGCCAAATCTCTTTGACTCGAAAT